TCTTCATTTTCATTGTCACGCTGAATGACAATCAGATGGTTAATAACCTGTTTTGCCTGAAATAACCTGTACTTTTCAGCAGCAGAAGAATCATTCCAATCAAAGCACTTGTGGAGTTCACTGTTCTTATCCTTCGCCTTTGCAAGCACTTGTTCAGGTTTGACTTCATCGCCAATCTGCTGAATCTCCTCATAACACTTATTGGCATCAGCCTTGAAAATCCCATTGATGCTCCATTTGATGATCGTCTGAACCATTACTGCTCACCTCGCATTCCCTGAAGCACAAGATCCTGTCGCTTACCGCTGATTATCGCATTCAGGTAATAGCAGACCTGACTTGCCATTGCTCTTACTCCCTGGTTATATGCATCAACAAGGTCATTGTCTGTATCGTTATTAATCAACACTGCCTGTTCCCACTCACCGCCGACATTCTCAGCAATCCTGCCAAGCATCTCAATCATTTCGCTCATTGTTTTTCTCGCTTTCTTCTGCTATAATGCAGATGATCTCATACATTATTCCTGGTTGCCGTGTTCACAAGTCGCAATTGTGGATACGGCTTTTCCTATGTCTGCCCATGTACTGATATCCAACCGTCATCTTTGTCAGTTTATCCAGGCCTTGCTTTATTTTCATAAACTGATAGTCGGTCTTGTTCAGCAGTACATATGTCAGCACTTGTCCATCGTCCATTGTCAGCCTTACCATCGTAGGATAGTCGCAGCATGGTTCCATAAAGTAGTTAACATCTGCCAACGGTTTCGGCACTTTTTTCATCTCCTTTCCAATTTCTTTTTGCTTCCTGTGCAGATTGTTCCGGCATTCGGTTTACCGATCATTCGTTTTGCCATCCACCTGTCAAGGTTCTCTTCCGTCACTCTGTATCGCATCCTGGTCTTACCGCTGATCGGAATCGGATTCATTTCAAGCATCAGACTCATTGCCGTCCGTCTTGCGACTCCAAGCCGATCTGCGACTTCCTGCGGATCAAGATAACGAATCATTTATATCCCACTCCCAACCATCCACAGGATCACTGTTGCGATCAGAACTGACCCACAAACCGTCAGGTGGTAAAGGCTTTTCCCTATGAAGGATCTTTTCCATTCGGCTTCGTATTGCTTCGTCAGCAAATAGCAGTTCATATTCTGCGGAATTCTTTCCGATTGGCGCATACTTTTCATCTGCCTTTCCTCTCGCAAGATCGATATATCCGAATTCACTGTCCGGCGAACCAAGAACGATGTTCCTCATGGTAAATGTGTTTTCCGGTATCACTGTGATTGCCAACCGGCATCCGATTACCTTATCCAAACCATGATTCTCCATGATGTGATAGATCTGATTGGCAGATGCTTCTGCAAACAAGGCCATTCCTTTAACCACTTCCATCTGATCAGCAGTTAATTTAAGTTTCATGCTTTCACCTCACTGTTCTACTTCCCATTTTGTGGGAACTGAAGGTAAAAAAAGATGCACAAAAGTATCGCAATCTGTTACTTCAAGTTCAACTGCCATGTCTTCCATATCCTGTGCAGTAGGCATCTGAACCCTATTTACAATGCGTGAAGCCTTCTTGCGATCCCAATTCATCGCCCTGGCAAAACTTGAAATATTGCGATGTTTTGCCAAAACTCGTCCACGAAGTTCGTTCTCCATTAGTATTCTCCTTTCTTTACTATATACCACATTGTGGGAACGGTCACATCTTACCACACTATATACTGCCTGTCAACCACTTTGTGGGAGAAAATTCCCGTATTTTTCAGAAAAAACATTTACAATACTTTTACAATGTGGTAATATTTGACCGAAACGAGGTGATTTTTGGTGTTTACAGGAAAGAAAGTCAGCACATTTCAGGAACGATTTTCGCAGTTAGTCGATGAAAGTGGGAAGTCTCTGTTAAAACTTTCCAAAGAATTGCATATATCGAATCAGGCTTTAAGCACATGGAGAACCGGAGTGCGTTCGCCAAAAGCGCCTACCATTGTTGCCGTTGCCGACTACTTTAATGTGAATGTCCAATGGTTAATGGGATTCGATGTGATTAAAAAAGCAAACAGATATGTAATCATCTCAAATTCAGAAATCTTCAGGAAGATTATCAATGGTATGGAACCTTCCGATTATGAAACAGTAATGAAGATCTTTGAAAAGACAGAGATCGCAATGCGAGAAAGAGGAGAATTATGACAGACCGTGAAATCTTTCAGCAGAATCTTTCCAATCTGATGAACGTTACCAAAGTAAAACAGATAGACATTGCAAAGTATGCGGAAGTTTCCTATCAGACGGTTTCTGCCTGGGTAACCGGCAGAGGATATCCCCGTGCTGATGCGATGGAAAAACTATGCAAGTTCTTTGGAGTAAAGCAATCTGCTCTTACTGAACAACAGGATCAGAAGACAGATGAAGACCGGCTTTTGTCTGCTTTCAGGGCATTACCTGAACAAGGCCGGACAAAACTGCTTGAACGGGCAGAAGAATTGCGGAAACTATATCCGAAACGGGGCAGCAACAATGGCTAAAGCAAAACCGCAAGCGAATGGCCTGTATCGGTATTGGTACAAAGGCAAACAGTTTTGGGGGAAGACGGAACCGGAAGCCAAGAAAAAACGGGATGACTATAAATATGAAATGGAGCATGGTATAGAACAGGTTGAGCCAAAGACCGTATTTGAATATGCAGATGAATGGCTTCCCGTTGCAAAGGCAGGCATTTCAAAAGGAACATACAATCAGTATGTCACGATCATGGAAAAGTTGACAGAATCAATCGGAGATAAGTATATCTCTTCTGTCACTCCAAATGATATAAAAAAGACATGGATGTCTTATCTGAACAAATCACAATCATACATAAACAAGGCTTCATTCCTTTATAAATCATTTTTTCAATCTGCTATGGACAATGGCTATTGCAGATCCAATCCGGTTGTATCCATATCTGCCAAACCGCATAAAGGAACAAAAGGAACACACAGGCCATTGACAAAAGAAGAGATATCTCTAATCGAAACAGTACCGCATCGTGTCCAGGCTGCTGCCATGTTTATGCTGAAGGCCGGTCTTCGAAGGGGAGAAGTTCTTGCATTGCAGAAGTCAGATATATACGATGAGCGAATACACATCACTAAAGCCATTAGATTCGTCAATAACAGGCCTATAATAGATAAGACGAAGAATGAATCGTCTGTGCGCTCCGTGCCGTTATTTGCCCCTTTAAAGCCTATTTATAAAAAGATAGATGGATATGTCCTTCCTGATGCAGAAGGGAACGTATGTTCAGAAACTGCTTTTCAACGGGCATGGGATTCATATCTTCACTGCTTGTCTGAAAAAGCCGGTCATACTATCAGTTTCAGACCGCATGATTTACGGCACACATTTGTCACAACGGCAAGAGATAAAGATGTAGATCCGAAAACAGTAATGACCTGGTGCGGTCATTCGTCTGAACGAATGATTCTTCAGATTTATGATCATATTTCCGAAAGCAGAGAAACGAAAGCAATAAACATCATGGATGGTAAAACAGTTAAAAAAACAGTTAGTAAAAAGAAAAGTGTTAAAAGCACAACTAAATAGCCGTATTTTTTATAACTGTTTTATAACTGTTTTGGACAGTTATTTACTACCTAAAACAACCTAAAACTGCACTACGAACAGAATAAGAAAAACCCCTGTGAACGTTGATTCACAAGGGTTTTTGCTTGGTGAGCCCGGCGGGATTCGAACCCACGACCTTTTGATTCGTAGTCAATATAATAAAACTCTGTGAGCATTGATTTTACTTGCTCGCAGAGCATTGGCAGTATCAAATTAACTGTTTTATAACTGTGTCAGCCTTCGTTGTCACCTTCATCAGGTGGTTGAAGTTTACCATCCTTGTTATACTGCATTGAACTAATACCTATGATTGCGCCGATAAATACTGCAATTGCAGAAAGCGTACCAACGATTTCTTCTGACAGTGGAAGATTCCATATCTTTGCAAGGGCAAAATAGAGAGTTCCACAGGCCGGTAGCAGGATGGTACACAAAAACTTCAGCACATCATAGACAGTATTGCTAAGTTTTATCATTATCATTCTCCTCTCTTTTGTCTTTTTGTTCATCATTAATGACCCATATGCCAATACATAAAATAGTAAATAATGCTCCAACGATAAAACCTATCAGAAACTCCACCACCGGAATCACACTCACTTATCTATCAGATAGTTTGTGATCTCCGTTTGGCTTGCGACAAGTTTATCAATCGAATTGCCATTGATATCATGACTCAGCATTGCAAGGATTCCTCGGCAGATCACTCTGTTTCCACTTTCAAGAACCTCTAGCCGGTCATTATCGCTTGTCAGTTTCTTGTCTACATCATCTCTCCACTTTTGAAGATCATCTTTCGGTTTCTTCCATTCTTTGAATGTCTTAAACACATTCCCCATAAGCACGATAAGGCCAAGAGCAGCGATGACGATAATCGCAGCATCTCGGAGTTGAATAAATGTCATGTCTTCCAATGTTCTCACTCCTTATCCTTCTTTGAGGAACTCTTTCATCATATAACCTTTTCTCCCCTGGTATGAAACATAATCCCATTCGCTCGGCGGTGGATCTTCCAACTTTACTTCCTTTCCGGTATCGATCCGCATGATCACATTCGCTTTTTTAGACGGTTCTTGCCGGAGAGCAACCCGTTTGCCGGTCACGATTGCATATCCTTCAGGCACAGGTACATCACCCCCGTTGTAGTTGACTCCTTTCAGTTCTCCCCACTCTGACCACTTTGAGTTGGTTATTTTTGTTGTGATTACACCTTGTCTCGTTCCTGCTGCTTCAATAACAAGGCCATCATCTACATATAAGCCGATATGTGTCCTTTTCTTTTTATCTTTGTTATAGACAAATACGGCAGTGCCTGGAAGCAATTCTCGTCCGTCATCACGCTTGCCTTTTACAAGTTCGCCTTTCGCCGAACATTCATTGTTCCATATTGTGTTAGACCCATGAAATATAGAACCGCCAAGGCATGAAAATGCCCACGCAAATAGACCACTACAATCTGTTACCCAATGACCGTACCACTTGTTCCCATACTTTATGCTTGTTTGACAATCAGGATCATTTGCTTTTGCTTTGTTGTATGCTTCCTGCTTGGCTTGTGTCCACATCTCATGAGTTTTCCCATAGATGTAGCCATATTCATCATTCAATGCTTCAAAAAATTTGTTTATAAGATCATACTGATTAATCATTATCACACCATCTTCCAAACAAATCCATTTTTTGTTTTGTTGCCAAGCTTACAACTTCTAATAATAGATTTATGATCGCATCCTGTTGCCCTTGCAGCATCATGATAAGAATGGAATAAATATCTTTTCCCGTTCTTTTTGCCAATTACAGTTACAGGAGTTTGATTGTTTGGGTATCTTCCTGCATCCATAGAATAAAGGATATTGTTAGATTGTGTTGTCCATTCAAGATTTTCTGCATTGTTGTTTGTATGATCAAAGTCTATATGATTGACAACATTGCACCCATCATTACGAAAGCAAAACGCATTGGCAACAAGCCTATGGATATAAAGATCTTTTCTTCCATCTTGTGTGTTTACATGGATGCGAAGATATCCTGTTTTGGAGGGTCTTGGTTTAAGAATACGATTTGTTTTCTTGTTCCTTATTCTTCCGTAATCGCTTACCTCATACACACAAAACGTTTCTTCTATTGGCTTCCACCTTTCCACCGATCATCCCCCTTTCTATAGCACTAACCACATTCGTATATAATATAACATTTCTCTAATCTAATTGTAAATATACAAAAAGGAAGACATCCATAAGAATGCCTTCCTGGATTTGGATTGTCATGCCTTGTACATTGCCTGTTTAACTTTGATCTTTGTGGCAGTTCCTGTATGCATCTCATGCAGATATTCATACAGTACCATCATGTCTCTCGGCGGTTCACCGTGTTCCTTTTTATACTCTTCGATCAGTTCGACTACTTCTTCATGAAGTTTTGCCATATGTCCCATTTCTTCTGTAGACAGTTCATAGAATAGATCAGCAGTATCAGGTTCTTCCTGCTTCCACCGGATGGCTAACTCAATGTACTTGTCAGCATCAATCAGTTCCCCTTCAATCAACTCGCTCAGACATTTGATGATCTTCATTTGACCACCTCATTACGCTGCCGGAGTAGTTGTTACAGGGGGAAATACTCCACCGGCATAAGTCCAGGCATTGGGAAACCTGAGAACGTTGGAAGTCGCAGCCTGGAGTTCAAGAGCATTCACTTTCTGAGTGAGATCAGCGATGCGGTTACCGGAGATGGCATCAAGAACCTTCTGAATCTGCATGGTGGTGTTCATGTTGGAACCATCAATGGCACGAAGAATCTCGCAGCAGCAATTCTGATTCTGTCCTGCCATAGCGGTCAGAGCAG